AGCTAGTAATTCATTTTTACAAATACCAGTTATTGGCGAGCATGTATTGATATTTCAGGGTTATCGATCGAATTCAAATTTTGTTCAGAGAAGACGTCAGTGGTATTATTGGCCTTTGTATCCAATACAAGGAGACGTTAATGAAAATTCACTTCCACAAGCATTCGGTCCAAAACGAAGTGATGATGAGACTGCAGATGTTTCTGACAATGATTCTTTAGGTTCAACATTTCAAGCAGAATCAGTGCCTGGTTTACAGCCATTTGAAGGCGATACTATATTTCAAGGAAGATTTGGAAATACAATTCGTTTAGGTAGTTCACAAGGTACTAGTAATCGTTATTCAAATCAACATGCATGGACTTCAGATAATGGAAGTCCGATTATTATTTTATCAAATTCAACACGAAGAGACATTCAAGGATATCGAGTTGAAAACATACAAGATGATGCATCGTCTCTTTGGCTTACATCAAATCAAAGTTTGTCTGGTGTGATTGATCTTTCAAAAAATTTAACGGGACGAGAGTCAGTTGGGGCATTTAATAAATCACAGTTAATTGGTAGCGCTGATAGAGTAATACTTCAAGCTAAACAAGATTCTGTAGTAATTGATTCGGCTGAAGATGTTGTTATTTTAACTAAACAATTATTTTTAGGTAAAGACAATGCAACAATACCAATGACTAATACATTAAAATTAAAATCAATATTAGAACGATTAATTTCTGCATTACTAGCTGGGGGCACAGACATTGCAACGGGTGCACCTGTACGTTTAGATGGACGATTACAAATTTCAAGATTGTTAGGAGAACTAGAATCACTTAAAATTGATAAATTTAAAATAGAAAATAGTGTGTCAGACATATGGAAAGGAATTCCTTTTAGATATAGATGATAGAATTTTCGACTCACTGTTCACTGTTTGAATAAGTAGAAAGTAAATTATGCCAAGTAGATATGTAACATCAAGAAAAATAAGGATTTGAATGTCAGTTAGTCCACCTTCAGATAGAATACCAAAAATACCTTCAACAATAATTACTGAATTATCTGGTGTTGTATTAACTTTATTAGGTAATATATCTATAAAATTAGAAAATTTAGAAGAAACAATAAACTCAATACCAAGAAGTGCTGGGTGTAATGATCAACGTGTACAACAAGTTAGAGATAAAATTGATTCAATTAATCGTTTGATTGCAACTATACAACGGGTAAAAACGCCATTAAATGGAATAATATCTTCGTTTAGATTAGTAAGTAATATTGCATCAGCTGTAAAATTAGCTTTAATAGCATTGCCGTTGCCTGTGCCTGCTGCAGCAAATGAAGTAGTTGCAGTACAAAATCAAACAGTATCTAATGCATTAGCAGCTGTAACGGTTATACAAGGGTTATTTGATGTTATTGATATTAGTTTATCACCTGTAGAAAAAACACTTTCGACTGTGTCTAAACGGTTAGCTCAAATTTGTCCCGATGTGCCTGTTAATGTAAATCAAAATACTGCAGATATTATAAATAAAACATCTAGTACCGGCGATCCAGCCATAGATCAACAATTGAATTTAATTGATCAAGATTTGAATGATGTTGTTGCACAACAACCAAATTTAATTGTTTCGTACATAGATCCACAAAGTGAAGTATTTACAGGTACATTTAATCCAGATAATGAACAAGGTAAATTAGGAGATTATTTTATTGATACTTCTAATAGAATTATATATGGCCCGAAACCTTTAATTGGTGATTGGGGATATGGCCAAAATTATTAAACATAATATTTATTAAAAAAGAAGAAAACTATGGACTCAAAAACATTAGTTAAAGTTTTAAAAAAAGTGGTAAGAGAAGAAGTTCGTTCTGTTATTAAAGAAGAACTTACTGAAATCTTGCAAGAAGGGTTACAATCAACAATTGATGAAATGACATTAGCAGAAAATGCAGCTCCGGTCTCGCAAGTTGTTACGCCGAGAAAAAACAAAGCACAATTTAAAAAGAATAAATTTTCAGATATTCTTAATGAAACAGAAACACTTAGAGAACGACCATCATTAAATGAGCAAATTTCTATGACATCTGCAGATGCTCAAGGATTTGGAGTTGTTCGCGAAAAATTGCGTGCACAAATTTCGGGTATATATGAGCAGCCAGCAATAATAACTGACCCTCAAACTGGACAAACTATACAAGCAAAAGGTGCTGTAGCAAAGGCAATGACTCGTGATTATTCAGCATTGATGAAAGCTATGGATAAAAAAAAGAATAAAGGATAAAATTGCCATATAGGATTGAAACACTTGTATTGCCTCAAGAACGTAATCAGCCGCTGTCTGTTAAATTTCCATTTAATGGCAAAGGTATATTTCGTTCGTCGTATACTACAAACGACCAGGCACGTACAAATCTAATCAGTTTGTTATTAACTACAAAAGGAGAACGTAGATTGCAGCCAAATTTCGGAACTAATATCCCGGCTGCATTGTTTGAACCTATAACAGAACAAACCAGTGATTTTTTAAAACAAGATATTACAGAATCGATAAATTTTTGGTTACCATATTTACAAATTAACAATGTTACAGTTATAACACCTTTCGATGATTCATCTTTAAATGAAAATACTATTAAAATAACAGTATCAGTAGCAGTTACAAATACAAATTCAAACATTACTGTAACGTTGTTTGCAAATGAAAATGGAATTCAAATAGAAGGATAATATGGAAAACAAAAAAGATATATCATATCTTGGTAAAGATTTTGGTCAATTGAGAAAAAACTTAATTGATTTTACTAAACAATATTTTCCTAATACATATTCAGATTTTAATGAATCTTCACCGGGCATGTTGTTCATGGAAATGGCTGCATATGTAGGTGACGTATTAGCATATTATACTGATACTAATCTTAAAGAATCATTGTTAGAACACGCATCAGAAAAAGCTAATATATATGATTTAGCTAGAACATTAGGATATCGTCCTCAAAATGTAACATCCGCACAAACTACATTAGATATTTTTCAAATTGTGCCTGCTATTGGGTCTGGAGATGATAACAAACCTGATTTTAATTATGCATTATCGATAAGCGACGGATTGCGTGTAAAACAAACACAAGGATCTGTTGAATTCCGTACAGTTAATTCAATTGATTTTTCTATGTCATCATCATATGATCCAACAGAAATTACAATATATGAAACAGATGATACAACTAATGAACCAACATATTATTTGTTAAAAAAATCAACACCAGCAGTATCAGGTGTGGTTAAAACAGCTACATATTCATTTCAAAGTCCTAAACCATATGATAAAATTGTATTGCCTGATTCTAATGTTATAGAGATATTATCAGTTACCGAGTCAGATGGAGATAATTGGTATGAAGTTCCTTATTTAGCTCAGGACACTATATTCGAACAAATTGCTAATTTGCAAGAAAATGATTCTGAATTAATTGCATATAAAGATTCAGTTTCAAAACTTTTAAAGCTTAAAAAGACTTCGAAACGTTTTATTACACATTTAAGAAGCGATAATCGATTAGAATTGCAATTCGGAGCAGGGATTTCAGATAATAATGATGAAGAAATTATACCTAATCCAACCAATGTAGGAAATGGCTTAGCAGGATTTAGAAAATCAATTGATATTGATATTGACCCTTCGAACTTTTTATATACAAGAGCATATGGGCAAGCTCCTTCTAATACAACTCTTACTATTACATATACTACCGGCAATGGTTTAGAAGATAATGTTGCAAGCGGCGAATTAACAAAATTAGTTGAAGTTCCATTTCAAGATGACCCAAATACAACATTACCAAATAGTGTTGTTAATTTTATAAAGTCTAGCATTGCTGTAAATAATCCAGTTCCTGCAGTTGGAGGCACAGCTGGTGATAGTTTACAAGAAGTTAAAAATAAATCATTATCAGCATTTTCAACTCAAAATCGATTAGTAACAAAAGAAGATTATATAATACGTGCATATTCAATGCCGGGGAGATTTGGAAGTGTAGCAAAAGCATATATCGTGCCAGACGATCAAATAACGCAAGATGATGTATTAGAAAGACGTATTGCTAATCCATTAGCAATGAATTTATATACATTAGGATATGATGCTAATAAAAAACTTGTTACACTTAACAGAGCAATCAAAGAAAATTTAAAAACATATTTAGATTATTATCGAATATTAACAGATGCAGTTAATATCAAAGATGCTTTTATAATTAATGTTGGCGTAAATTTCGAAATAACTACATTATCAAACTTTAATAGTAATGAAGTATTATTACGAGCAGTTAACAATGTAAAAGAATTCTTTAATATAGATCGTTGGCAAATAAATCAACCTATATTAAATTCTGAACTAGTTAATACAATTGCAAATACAAAAGGCGTACAGAGTGTTATTGATGTTAATGTATATAACTTGTATGAAACTAGTACAGGATATTCTGGAAATTTTTATGACTTTGATTCTGCTACGAAAAATAATATCATATATCCTTCATTAGATCCTTCTATATTTGAAGTAAAATATCCAAATAAAGATATACGCGGACGAGTAGTATCTTACTAAGTAAATATTTATTATAAATAAACTAGTAAGGATACCTCATGTTCAGAATATTTTATGCAGAAAAAGATGCTACATTGTATGAATCAGTTCCAACACTTAATACTGGAATTGACGAAATACTTGAAGTGGGAAAACGATTATCTACATCAGGAGAATATACTCGAAGCAGATCTATATTAAAATTTGATACTACTGAAATAACAGATACATTATCTAAATATTCTGTTGATATAAATTCATGTAAATTTGTATTACAATTATTTACGTCAGATGCAAAGTCATTGCCAGCTGAATATGAAATAGAAGCACGATTAGTTGCAGATAATTGGATTAACGGAACAGGATTTGAAAATTCATCACCTTCCATTTTAAATGGTGTAACTTGGCAATATCCTATAT